ACTACTTTGTTTAGTCGCTGAAGGTAAACCTTTGTCTTTAGAGACATTTTCTGTTTGAGCATTCCTTGAGTAATAACTTCTGCTTCTTGCCCTTGTTTGGTTACTCCGTTAAGTTCGTAATAGAGAGATAGTACTTCGTGCAGTTTTAAATTCATATAGGTTTTATTTTAAATAGATTATTGATTACTATTTTCACTCCAAGGTAGAGCAGGAGTGTTTGTTGTTGGGTTTTTCTGAAGTTCGATTTGAGCATCTAAACTTGCATCAATATCAGAAACAGGAAGAAGTTCATCTAACCAACCTTCAACTTGTGCTTTTGTTAAGTCCTCATAAGGAGTAAAATTTGAAGGGTCTGGAGCAGGTACGCTAACTGTTGAATAAGTTTCTGCCAAGTAGGTTTTGTCTCCATCTACTTCGGTTGCTTGTCTGCGGTAGTGAATTGTGTAAACTACCTCTTGTAAATCTCCTTCTTGGATTTTACATTCTAACTGGGATATTACCCAATTGTAATTAATTGCCATTTTTATTTGTTTTTAAGTGTTTCTATTTCTGCCTTTAATTCTTTGATTGATTGCACTAAAAGTGGGATTAAGTTTTGATAAGCCACACTCTTAAAGTTAGGACCATCAACTACTATACTCCCTTTGTAGTTTTGATTAGCTAAAACTTGCTCCAAATCTTGTGCTATAAAGCCTACTTGAATTGTACTATCTTTTGAGTAGCTTGGCTTATATGTGTAGGTTTTAGGTTGTAGCTGATTAACTAAATTAAGAGCCGAACCCATATTTTGGATGTTTTCTTTTAATGAACTATCCGAACCATTGACATAAGCACCAGCACCCCAAACTCCAGTACCATTGACTTGTAAGTTATAAGCACCTTGGTCAGTTGTTCCTGCTATGTAAACCTCACCCCCACTTGTTATTGTCATTCGTGTAGCATCGTTTGTTCTTAAATTTAATGCTCTATTACTAAATACAGTTATATTTTTATCATCATCTCCACTAAACCCAAATTCTGTTCCCGTTTGCAGAATTCTCCCTCCTACTTGTAGATTAAATGGAGAGCCAGCATCAGTAGTAGTTCCAATTAATACTCTTCCAGCACTTGTTATTCTCATTCTCTCGGTGTCACCTACTCCTGTAAATAATCTTAAAGAAGTTGCATCTACTAACCAAGAATATGTTAAAGGAGTTGAACCTCCAGTCATTACTAAATAAGTATCTCCTGTGCTAGACAAATGTAATTTTCCGCTTGGACTCGTAGTTCCAATCCCTATATTTCCAGAACTTGTTATTCTCATTCTCTCGGTGTCGTTAGTTTCAAACGCAAGGGCAATAGCATCAGGAGTTCCGAATCTTAAATAATCTGAATTATCATATTTCCAATTTCCCGTTCTTGTTGTACCAGTTGAATTTTTACCAGCTAATCTCCAAGTAGCTTCTCCACTTGTTCCAGTAGATTCTAATAATCCAACAACTGCACCAGATGATACAGAAACGTGTAACTTTTGTGTCGGGGAAGTTGTACCTATACCTAATCTTCCCGAAGCATCCAAGGTCATAGCTTGTGTAAAGGATATGGCATTACCTGCTGTGCCAGAAGGAGCATTGTACCAAGCGTGTTGTCCACTTGATTGACTATATAATGTTGCAGCACCATTTGCTATATAAGTATCTACTCCACTACCATTTAAATACCAGTTTGAAGCAGTATAAGTAATATGAGTAGTTCCAGTTGTATATCCAGCAAAAGTTGAGTTTTTAATTTGTAAAGGTGTAATAAATCCCCACGCAGAAGGGGTTACTCCTAGTCCTAAATTACCAGAGGCATCAAGAGTTAATCTTTCTGTATTATTAGTGCCTAATTGTAACGTATTTGTTCCACCATTAGCAAAAATCTTTGAAGCACCTCCACCAGAAGCATTAATATAAAACAAACCAGTATATGCTCCATCTGTTCCGCTTATAGTTAAAGAAGGGTTACCACTTCCCCCAACTCTCGTATTTCCAGCGACATCTAATTTGGATGCTGGGGAAGAAGTGCCTATTCCCAAGCCAGTAGAGGTAAGACGCATACCTTCTGTACCATTAGGAGAAAATCTTATAAAACCACTACTATTTTGATTATTAATTTTTAATCCATTATCATTACCATCATAAGCTACAAATGCGTATTGTGTAGTAGTAGCATCTGAATCTCTTAAATAAACTGCTGCACCCGTTGAAGATTGAATATCTAATGCTCTTCCATAACCTATATTATCCGAAGGGTTTGTAGTACCAAGTCCGATATTCCCACTTAATTCATAAATAACTGAATTTCCTATTGCACTAGAACTTGTAAACTTGGGGATATAGTTGGTAGTACCTGAAATAGAAGCAGAACTTGCTCCACCGATATCGGATAAAACCTCAGCACCCGTACGATATTTAAGTACTCCACTATCGCTAACTAAAAACTTGTCGGTATCAGTAGTAGCATTTGCAATGGTTGTAATTGATAAATCGCCACCTAACTCTAACCTTCCCGCTTGTGTGAATTGCGATGACCAAGTACCATTCGTTACAGTCATAACAAAAGCACCACCACTACTAACAAATAAAGCATTTCCACTTGTTGAATTTAATTCCAACGCTCTTTGAGAAGTAGTAGAAATAATCATCTTAACATTTGGCAAAGTACCACTCGTTCCTAAAAACACAGTAGTACCATTGTCTATAAGCTGACTATTCCCTATTGTTGTACTACCAGTAAATTTAGGTAGATAGTTAGTTGTTCCTGTTCCTGTTACTGGATTGGTTAATGTTGATTGATACTGAGGGATATTAAGTGTGTTACCTACCAATGTAGCTGCACCACTTGTTCCAGTTGTTGTTAAAGTTAAAGTACCTTGACCGCCAATATCAGCTAAAACTTCCGCTCCTGTTCTGTAATTAACAACATTGCTTCCATTTAAAGTCAAAAACTTTGTTTGAGTAGTAGCTGCATTAGCCACACTCGTTAAAGTCAAATTATTGCTAAAGGTCTTTGCACCGCTAATTGTTTGCGTAGTAGATAAAGTAACAAAGCCATCAGCGATATCGGTTTCAATGATTGTCGCTAATGCCGTTACAGTCGCTTTATAGGAATATCCCGAAGAAGGGTCTCCAACTAAAATTAAGTCGCTTAAACTTGGGGTTCGGGTTACGAGTTCGTTTATCTTTTTGTTAGCCATTGTATTCTTTTATCTATATAGAAATATTAACTCGGATATGCATAGGTGGTGGGAACTTGACATCTATTAGCCGTATAAGGCAATTCAATAGAAATATCCGCTCTAACTCCCGCAAGTAAATCTGGAGTATCCTCGGTAAAGAAAGTCAAAGAAGCACTTAAACCTTCATCAAAATCAAAGTTATTGTACCTTAATTGTGCGATAATATCTTGACAGATTTCTAATTGGTCACTCAAAACTTCCGTTTCGTTAGTGTCCTCTGGTAGCATCCTATCAAAGAAATATAAAGAGAAATTCAACGTAACATCTCTCTCGCCTACTGAACCACCGGTTAAATCAAAGAACAACGAAGGATAAATATTCTCCGTTCCCCTTGATAGGTAATCCGACAAGTCACCGAAGTAAACGCTTTTTATCTGCTTGTGTGCGTTCCCTAGATTTGTTATCTGCGTTACCACTTGGTTTAATGTCAGTGCCATTTTCTTGTTTTTGTAAGTAAAGCCGTAGCTTTTTTTGATTTTTTAAAGAATAGGTTTTATTCGCCACAACAACGATTTATGTTACCTTGATATTTTTCTTCAAAACTTTTGCCTCTACAACAATCCGAGTCATCCAACCAAATAGATGTAGTATAGGCTTGTCTTTCTGGAACCATTGTATCGTAGGTAGAACCAGGGTTATTGTATTCTGGGAAAGTATTAAAGCCACTTCTATCAATTAAATACTTAACCATTCTTTGTTTATAAAACTCGGCTCTTGCCCTATACCTATCCGCTACATCAATAATCTCCGCAGCAGATGGATTCTCTTGCCCTTCTCCACTCTTACGAACCATCCCTTTATTATAGAACTGATAACTCAATCCCATCGGTAGTTCGCTCATTACATAATAAACCAACGTAGGTGTTATGTAAGTATCCAAAAGGCTTGTTTCAATTTGTGTTAGATTGTTATTAGCAACCCCATCTTGCAACCTTTCGTATAAAGCCGTTCCGAGAGCCGGAAGGATATACATATCTTGAGCGGTTAAGATTTCGGGATTAACTAATTTCTCATCCACATTATTGTGAAGTCCTGTTCTGTCTTTAATAGTATCTACTGAAATAAAAAGTATGTTCCTGCTCATTTCTTATTTTTTAACAACTACAACTGCGTTCCAAGTATGTCTGCATTTAGGGGAATGAATATTCGTATCGGGGATTGTCCACCAACCACCAGCGAGAGCAAATACATCATATCCTAATCTTGCACTAATTGATTGAATCTCGCCTCTTGTATATAGCTTATCCATTGCCATCAACTTTTGGCAAAAAGGTCTTGATGTACTTTTATTCCTATCCGCTTGGGTTGTTCTTAAATAATCCCACGTATATTCATAACGAACCAAAAAACTTGTCTTTAATGGCTTGTCCAAAATCTCGTTTAGAGGCTTTAAAAGTTTAGGGATTTGTGTATCCACATTATACTCCAAAATCTCAAGAGCAACTAACTTTTGAATTCTATCCATTACATCGCCTTCTTCAATCTCCAATGCCTTGGCAATATCCTTCGGTAAGATATTCTTGTTTTTAGCGATTGTATCAACGATTTTCTTGTCAATAGTGTCATCTATCACTTCATCTCTAAAAGCCAATTCTTGAGCCTCTAAATCGCCTTGGAATACCTTTCTACGAGCCACAACACTAAAATCTTGAGAAGAAACTCCGTATTCGTTAAAAACCGAAATAACAGAATCTTCATCACTAAACCTTTGCTCGTAAGTTTCATCCCCTAACCAAGTGCTAATAGCTTCATCATCTAATCCGTAGCCACTCTTTAACATTTGAACGGCTTGTTCCCGACTAATATTCCCTTTGTTGTAATTGCGAATTATACGTTGAAAGTTCTGCCACTCCCTACCTTTCATACCTTTCAAATTCTCATTTATCAAGGCTTGTGTTGGCTCTGGAGTAACTGTTTCGTATTTTGTAGGGTCTACACCAATCTTTTCTAATATCCACTCCTTAGGAGCAAATTGAGAAATAATACTTTCGCTAAACTCAAAGTTAATAGGCTCTACCGGCTTAATATAAAGTTCAGTAGTTATGCCATTGATTTCAGCTAATGAATTAAAGATAGCTTCTAAATACTGCTGCTTATCGTTTACATAAGTATTCTTGAAAACTTCGTAGCCATCTCTAATCTCTGAACGAGTACCCAAAGAACCTTCAACCAAAATACCAAACAAAGATGGAGTAGTTATCTGATGCCCTGCAAAGATATTTTGCTGAATCATTGTATCTACTCTTCCGAAATCTTCTTTTGTTAAATCACTCGCACCTAAGTCATCCACCGCAGGTTTCTTTGCAATATCTTGTACGAAAGAAAGAATAAACTTCTTTCCATCACTACCACTAAATCTCTCGGTAAATCTTCTTTCAATGTTTCTCTTTTCATCGGGTGTTGGCTCTCCATTAGGCAAAGTAATTAGCTTACTTGCAGAAAAGCCAGTTTGTGCATTACCCAAAACGTGCTTAGAAACCTCTACATCACTTTCAATATAATTTAACGCACCTATGTATCCGGGTAAAGAATAAGTATCCAACCCCGGTCTGTATTCCTTAATATAAAGAATTTGTTTTCCTTCTCTTAAATCTTTATTGTACCCCAATACAACTTCCGCTTCGGCTTTTCTATCGTTCCAATCTTTAATCCAATATTGGGTGTTATCCTTGTTAGAACGTACTTTGGTGTAATCTATATGACAAATAGAAGCGATTTGACCGCCTATTTTACTCCAAACAATCTCCAAGTAAGCACCACCGAAAACCTCAATATCAATTGAAACTTTGCGTGTAACATCATTTAGAGATTCGTAAGGATTGGCATTCTTAATGAACTCTTCGGCTTTAACATCTTCCTCTTTTGTTGCCCATCCGTTACCGGTAATATAATTGACCTTACCTTTTACAATAGCGTTATGTTTCGCACTCTTATTGTAAAGGCTTAAAAGGTAATTGGGATAATCGTTCTTATCTCCGAACTCAATATATCCCACCCCTTTCTTTTCCCGATATTCGGGTTGCTTTGCTTCCGCAAATGTTAATATCACTAAATTATCCATCATCGTACTATAAATGTGTTATTTGGTTGGTGTTTCGTATATGTAAAAGAAGTAGATTCATTAAGCCTCATTATCCCAGTTTCCACTAATCCGGTAGCATTAGCAGGGTTGGTATTCGTTGTAGAAGTTTGCTCGTAGATTTGATATTCCCACTCTCCAGAATCTTGCGTTCCGAAATAAGTATTTGTAACTATCGAAAATTGATTAAACCTATCCTTAAAACTAGAAGTATCGGCTGCATTTAGAATCACAAATTTGACCTCTATATTGCTTCCCCTATGCGTAAAAACGAATAAATAATTAGGTGCTGATAACGTCTGCTTCTCCTTTAAAGTAAGGATAATCTGACTTGTCGAACCCTTTGTTAAATATATCATACTACTAAATAGATAAATCTTGGATTTTTACAATAAAGAAAAAGCCACCCCCAAAGGGATGGCTAATCTACCTACCTATAACGAACCACGAAAGCTTTATGCGGTAAGACCTGCGATAATACTACTTGCAACCTCTGGAGCAAGTTGTTTTTCGCCACCAGTAAATGTTAGTGTATAACCATTACGGTCTCCTTGAGCAGTTCCAGTAGCAGCAGTTCCACCAGTTACATCTAATCCAGAAACGCGACCTAACAACCAATATTTATCGTTAGCATCTTGTACTACTGCCATCAGAGTAGCTTGAGCGAGAAGCAATATCTCATTGCGAGTATTTGCTTGGAGTTTGTTTAGAACAACAGAAAGTTCTTGAGCATAAAACACAGTTCCGTTCTCTACGGAAGCGGTAACTGTTTCAGTCAAAGAACCTGTATTCTTAACTAACTCATATTTGTAGAATACTTTATTCGCTGCTTTAGTAATAGTAGAAACGATACCAGAAGCCTCTGTAACCGCAGTTACGTTTGCGTGGTTAATTAACCACACAGCTTTGATACCGCCTAAACTATCTTTGCAATCGAGTGTGTACCCTTGAGTTAAAGCACAAGGCATTTTATTAAGTTTTAAAAGTTAATGGTGGGTAACCATTAAAGCTACCCACCTTTTAATTAGATAATGAAAGAAGCAATCTCATCCAAGAAGGCTACGTTCACACCCATCTTGAACTCGCTTACGAAACGAACTTGGTCAGCCTCTTTGGCATAGAAAAGTTCGAAACGCTCTTCCTCATTCAGAAGGTCTGTACCGAGGAACATATTGCTCAAACGGATAGCATAAATCTTATTTGTTCCGTTCAAACCTGGAGTTGCTACAACTTTGATTGGAGTACCGGGTAAGAAGAACTCGCTATCAGCCTTACCATCGAAAGCATAGTTGAACATATTAGCGTTCTTCAATGCGATTGTGTAAGTACGGAATACATCTTGACCGCACCAGATAGTCATATCATCTTTTGCAACAACAGTTGCAGGGATTGCTTTGTAAAGAGCATCGAAGATGGCTACTACGTTAGCAGTTGTGATTGCAGTTGCAGTACCACCATAATAAGTTGCGTTGTTAGCTTCTACGGCAGAAGTACCAATCAAGGTAGTCAAACCTTGGAACTTATTCAAGTTTACGTTAGCACTTCCAGTTGAACCTTGCCAGATAGCAGTTTCAAGTTGTGAAGCGATACGAGCAGCTTTCTTGTCTGTGTAATCAGAAGCGAAAGCGATTGAATCGTAACGGCTTCCCTCTGGTAAAGCCTTCTGCAAATATTTTGCTTCTAGGTCTTTAGGGCAAAGAGATTCGTTTACTTTAATTTTACCAACAGTTACAGTACGCTGAGTGAAAGTAGTTGAACCACTTGCGTTGAATCCGCAAGAGCCACCCGCTTGGAAGATAGCGTCAGTATCCATAATGTTGATTGTCTCGGCAGATTTTACACCTACCATCACGTTTCCTTGACTCTTAATCAAAGAAGCGGTTTTGCTTCCGAGTACGGAAGAAGTTACCAATAGAGCTTCATTCTCTTTGGTATAATTTGCTAATGCTGAAACATCAAAAGCCATTGTTATTAAATTTTAAGTTTTTAAAAATTTATTTTGCGTAATTAGAAAGAAAACGAGAGATTTTATCGTTTTTAGATTCGAAATGCTTTGTGAATTGCTTAGGTTGTGTAGGAGCAACTGAAGGAGTTTTAGTAAGTTCGATAACTACATCAGTAAGTTCAGAGATAGCCTTAGAGAACTTATCGTTCATTTGAGCAATGTTCTCGCTCATTTTAACTTCAGCCTCTTTCTTGTAACTCTTCAACTCTTCGATTTGTGCTTCCATTTCAGCTACCTTCTTCTTCATTAATTCAACTTCTGATTCGGGTGCTTCGATTTCAACTTCAACTTCTGGTACTTTAATCTCAAGGATTGTGCCTGTCTCATCTAAAACGATAACAGAACCATCAGCAAGAGTATGCTCTCCGACAGGAGCAGGAACTTCGTTCCCAGCCTCATCTAAAAGAGTAACCTTACCGCCAACCTCAAGTTTATCAACCATAACTTTTACACCACTCGCTAAAACGTATTCAGCGAAATTGGCTACGGCAACTTCTGGAGCAGCTTGTGCTTCAGCGAACATTGCCTTGATTTTTAATAATGCTTCTTGTGGAGACATAAAGAATTTACCCATAAATAGTAAACACTTATGTAAGTGACCAAATAGAAAAAGGGGAGTGTAGAAACACCCCCCTTCAAACAAAACTATGAAAACTAACTATGAAACCTCTTTTAGAATATTGATAATGTCTTGCATCATCTTTTCTTCTTTGGTATCGGTTTTGTAATTAAATATCCCTTCAACCGAAAACCCTTGCACTTTGCCATCCTTAATCATTTCCCAAACCTCATCATTGTCCACCTTAAAAGAACCAAACCAAGAGCCATCCTTAACATCTTCAAAACCTTTCATCGGATGAATACCCCTCTTTTCATCTACTATCCAACTCTCGAACATTGTTACCCCATCCATCACTTGACCGGAATCGTGCATCAAATTTACGTTATTTTGGTAACCTTTCTTAAAATATTTTTGAGCAATCTTTTTAATAGTGTCTTTAGTAAATACAACATAATATTCGCCATTAGAATCGTTACGATAAATAGGAGTATCGGCTAACATCAAAGCACCAGAAACAATCCTTTCCTCTTCATCTTGAATGGCAAACTTCTTTTTCTCAATTGAATTAATCTTAGCCTCTGCCCAACCTAAAGCGGTCTTTCCACCCCACGCATCGTACATCAACTTGCCACAACCATCTTCATAGCCTTTAGAGTTTTCTAAATCTACTAAATGCCTTGAAAGGTAAGAGTACATTCTTTTAATTGTCTCAAAAGAAATAGGCTCTCCGTTGGCTAATTGATTTGCTCTTTGCTTACCTACCGGTGTTCCGCAATCCCCCCATCCGTTTTCCTCTGTCCAATCCAAAACTCTTTTAGCGTTGTTTTTAACGGAATCCGGATAATCAGAATACGAATCTTGAAAAGCTAAAAATGATTTCTCAATTGCAGGTCTATCCACTAAGGCTACAAAATCAACTTCGACATTTGAATCTAAATCCTCTACTATATCTAATCGGTATATTGGTAATTGTTTTTCCATAACTATAAATAGATTTTAACTTAATCTTGCAGCCCTATTGATTCTTCGGATTCTTTCTTGTGAGTTAGTAACATCACTTTCAAGCACATAGGAACGATTTGTTGCCGAACCTAATTGCTGAATAGAAGTAGAATCTAATTGAGTACGAGTATTAACTAATGGTGCAGAAGGTATAATAGGAGCAGAACCAGATAAAGAAGAAACTGTAGGGGATTTTACACCAGCACCGCCACCACCTGGAACTTCAACGGCAGTAATTGCTCTTACTGTCTTAATACCGGTAGCAACAATAGCTGCAACGTTAGCCACCTTTGCAATAACATCAAACGGAGATGGTAAAGTAGATTTTTGTTTTAACGCTTCTGAAGCACCTTGATAAGTATTAATTAAAGCCGTTGCGATACCCAATGCTTTACCCGCAGCAGTTTCTTTACCTGCAATAGCAGAGAGATTTTGCAAGGCATTGCCTACTTCATCAAGTTGTTGCTTTTTAAATTGCGATTCATACTCGGCTATCTGAACCTTAGCTTTTGAAGCTTTTTCTTCTGCTTCTACTTCCGCTAATAAATTATTAGTAATAGCATCCAATTCATCTTGTGAAGCCTTTATTTTAGCATCACTTGCTTCTTGCTCGGCTTGGACTTCAGCAAATAATTTGTTTGTTAATATATCTACTTCTTCCGCAGCTCTTTGTTGTTGTATTTCTTTTCTTTGTAAATCGTATTGAGTTTGTAAAAGTAATAAGGCTTCATTTTTAGCAGCTTGTGTACCTACACTATTTTCAATATCTTTTTTGGCTCTTTCAAATTCTAATGCTAATTTAACTTCTTCTTTTTCTCTTTCATCTTCAATTTCAGATAAAAAGATTTCGTCGCTGATTTTTATAGCTTGTTCACGAAGTTGTTTATCAGCATCTTGTATTTCTTTATTCCTTGCCTTTCTATCTTCTACAACTTTTGAGTTTTCTTCTTGTCTTTTCTTTGTTTCATCTTCAGCATCTTTGTTAATACGATTAGATTCTTGAATATCTAAAACCTCTTTATCGGTTTTAAGTTTTTTAAATTGTGCTAATTCTTCTTCGTTAAGTTTACCTGTTGTTTTTAACTTATTACGAAGAACATTAAGTTCATTTTCGTTTTGCCGTAATCTTAAATTATAAATCTCTCTTTCTTTGCCACCTAATGCCGATAAAACAGATATTTGATTACCGATATCTTGATTCATCGTTTTAGTTGATTCAGCTAATTTGTTTTGTGCCTTTTCCGCTTCAGAAGCAGAGTTTGCCCAATCCATAATCTTACTAACCAACACACCAATACCAATTGTTAAAGCACCTATTCCTGTCGCAAGAATAGCACCTCTCAAGGCTCTAAATGCTACACCAGTACCAGCAACCGCAACACCGAAAGCACGTTGAATAGCAGTAGCAGCAATAGTGGCTAATTGATAAGCTTTCTGAAATAATGTTACACTTTGAATAACCGCTGCTAATCTTTGGAAATCTTTTACTGAATCAG